AGTTCCCTCATTTTTGACCGATCCTAATGATGGATCGAATATCACAATGTCGTAAGGGGAGAGGTCTGTCTTGAGGAACTGTTCAAAACTGTCCTCTACTTCTTTGACAATAGGGTATCTGCTTCTCAACCATTTCAAGCACACTGGGTCTCTCTCCCAGAAGGTGTGCTCTATGCCTGGGATAGCTTGCTCTAACACTTGAGCCGTTGCTCCCAACCCTCCGAAGGGGTGAAGCACCCTTTTTGGTTGAGGATTCATCTTGAATACTGCGGGGGCGAGCATATCCGTCAAAGCGATATGGTGATGTCTTACCTCCCTGAACTTCTTCTCTGGAGTGAGATATCCCTGGTAGGCATCCCTCCTCTGGGCTCCCATAGCATGAGGTAGATCAAGGGGAAGGGTGATGCTATATCTTCCATAAGTTTCAGTATGTATAATACTCATTATCGGGCTCCTGGATACTTTGATTTGGAATAACCTCTCACGTACTTAGAAAATTCGCATAAGCAATTTTGAAGGTCCTGGGCACATATTTTGAAAGGTATCTTTTCCCTGATCTTATTTACTCCTTTCATGAAGTCATCTTGTTTCCATTGAGTACCTTCGGGCATCTCCATTACTATGTTGAGGCCGTTAGTTGATCCAGGTCCAGGAGTGCAGAACTCCCACCAATCCCAAGCATCTTCGAGGTAGTGGGTATATTTGAGATCGGCTATAAATTGACCGGTCAGAAACGTCCCAATACCGCTGATTCCCAAATCGAGTATCTTATCATGAGACTCCTGTAAAGAGTCTCCCATTTTGGGGCGGTAAGGGCTTTCATGAAATTGGGAGATAATATCGCATACCGCCTCCTCTTTGGGTATGGGTCGTCCCCCGGCGGTGACCATGTAGGCCCCTCCCCATAATTGATCCCCTTTCATTTTTCTCTTCTTGAGCCGGTTTAGATACGTTGCTTCATTCCACCTTTCGGGGAAGCCGATCTCAGACAAACACGGGGGCCAGTTGATCATACGCGATAGGATCATCGCTATGAATAAGTTAGGGTGATCCCAATAGGGGATACGCCAGTGATCCTTTATCCATCTGGTTACTTTGTCATCTTCTCGTCTCACGTTACAGAATCGGTACGTTTGGAGGATAGGGTCATCTGTCCATGGTTTAGGTTTACCCGCATCCTTAGCGATCCGTACCGCTTCCCTTTTGTGTATGAATCTTACCAGCGATTCTGTTTTCATTTCTTCAATACCTCCAATACAAAATACTCACCATCGGAAGCTACGTACATCCCTCCTGTTTTGCGATATATGGAGGTGATAGCTTTTACCCGGTTGCGCGTATTGTCCTCATTAAACGGTTTGACGTTGCCTGCGGCCAGCCGGCGAGCTTTGACCCTTTTGATACATTCCTCAATAGGGGTGTTAAGGAAGAACCGGTGAAGGGGTAGGTCCTCCAATCCTCGGGCTAGTTTGCCCAAATAGGTGGAGATTAGCAGCCCCTCGAATAGGACGTGCCCTTTAAGGTGGTAATCCCAAATCAGCTTAAGCAAGGCGTCTACGGAGTCAATAGTGTCCACTCCTCCGCACTCGTTTTCATATGAGCCCAAAAGGTAGAGCGGAGTCCCTTTCCTAGGGGTTATTTGATAGGCTTCTGGCCTTTTCTGCGGGCCTATAGGCTCGCTCCGACCGTACGCAGCGGCTACCCTACGTGCTAAGGTCGTCTTACCGCTACCGCTGGTCCCGAGGAGTTGAATAATCTTGTTCATTAGCGTCCTCTTGAAGGATAGATGGGGTAAATGCCTTCTGGTAAGCACACGGTTATTATTTCATCCTTACGTTCCTGCCGTACGATCTCCAACTTCTTTGTTTGAGCCATGCATTCCACTTTCGTCTCGTAAGCGGATAAAGCTATCCACGAACCCATATTGTTGACTACTATCCAAAGTATAAAGTATCTCATTAGTGCCTCCTAGCTTTCAAAGCGTTGAGCAACCCCTTCTGGGTCCGATCCTTCCCTTGCAACGTCTTGAGTATGGCCTCGTCAATCGTATCTTCTGCGAGTAGGTAGTGTACCGTGACGTGCTTACTCTTCTGACCGGAGCGCCATATCCGGGCCACCGCTTGATCATGAGCGGCTAAATCGAACCCCACCCCGTAGAATATGATGTTCTTACAATGGTCCTGTAAGTTAAGACCCATCGATAGAGAGTTAGCATGTCCCATAAGAACGGGCAGCTTTCCTGCTCTGAATTTAGATACAGAATCTACCGTGGGTTCGGGAGGGTTCCCCAATACAGGGGCTATTGCATCCCGCTCGTGTCTAAACTGATACAAGACGATTACCGGCTGACCTTGTAGCTCCTCGATGATCTCTACTAAAGCGTCGAGTTTACAGGTATGTATGCGATGTACCCCTCCGTCGTTGTCATATACATTACCCCCCGCTATTTGTTGACACTTAATGCCTACTGCGGCCGCGTTGGGACTCATAACGGTTGTCTCTTCTAGGAGCAGTAGGAACGTCTCTTCCATCTCCTTGTATTGCTTCATAGCAGAGGGGGTAAGTTTCACCGGTATGCGGTTCTGTATAAGCTCTGGCATCTCGATGTAATCTTTAGCATCTAGCCGTAGACACAAGGGTCCTATACGCCGGTAGATTTCCTCAGAAGCATCCTTACGGATAATCCAATCCCATCCCATATAGTCAGCCGGTTCGCAGAAGGTTTGGCGAAACTGGGTTATGAATTTACCCAACGAAGCTCCCCGATCAAGAAGGAAGACTTGAGCCCATACGTCGATCAATCCGTTAGGAGCAGGAGTTCCCGTAAGTATCCATCGGCGCTCGAACCAATGTAACACGTCCCGCAGAAGTTTGAACCGTCGAGATTGGCTGTTCTTGTATAGAGAGGATTCGTCGACAATCAGTATTGAGAAGCCGAGGTTGTTCCCCCCTTGTCTCCATTCTGTTAACCACTTCAAAGACGATTCGGGATTGATGCCGTAAATATCTGCTTTTGGCATATCTTTTGATGGCCCTTCCCGACTCTCGTGTAGGTTATGATAAGTAAGGTTGAATCCCCACTTAGAGATTTCCTCAGGCCATACAGTATAGAGCGTACGGATTGGAGCAATCAATAATGTCTTGTACCCTTTCTTTATCCGCTTAAGCGTCTCTATAACACTGAGAGTAATCGCGGTCTTACCAAGTCCCATATCAAGCAGTAGTCCTGCGTGAGAGCGGCTGATCAGAAACTTAGCTGCCTCAATTTGATATTGTCTAGGGGTCCAAGAGTTCATTCTGGTATCCTTTTGGGGACAAACCGCTTTAGCTTGCTCGCGATTCCCTTTATAGGATGGGCGTCAAGCGTCTCGTGTAAATGACGTACGTCCCAACCAAACTTGAAGGTCGTATTGACGCAGTAGACCTTCACTCCGCACGCTACCGTCTCCGCTTCCGCATTACCACATTTGCGGCTCCCATCGAAGGGGTCTTTGTATTGGGAGATGTACTCTCGTATCTCTTCCAGCCCTTCGTCCACCCTACGTTCTGGCCATATCGCCCTTACGCCGTCCATAGCTCCTTCAAACATATAGTAAGCCAGTCCGGTGAAGTCAATACGCTTGCGAAATACCACATTGAGATAATCAGCCCACTTCAGGCGGAAGTAGGGTCCAAATCCTGAATAATGAGTACTTATGTTTTTGTATACTTGAGAATACCCAGGTTGGTATACATAAGTCAATATACCTAAGGGAGTCCCTTCCTTCATGGAGGCTATAGCCTTCAACCCGTTCTCCCCCCGAAAGTGACGACGCTCTTGCCCCCTTCTACATGTGGCATACCTTTCATTTACCATCTCCCAAAACGGGCGGTTATCATGGGCTACCTTTATAGCACCCCCTACGTCATAGAACATAAGATGGTAGAGGCAAAAGCGAGAGAGCCAGTTCTCGTCCACTAATCCACTATCACGCGCTCCGCAGAGCATCGTATATACCGGGTCAAGTTCCCCAGTCTCAATTAGTCTTGTTGCGCAAGTCTGCCAAACATTCTTTTCTAAGGACATTTCTTAACTCCTTGATGTTGTCTACAATGTAAACGGTTGCATCTTGGTCTTGAAGCTGACTAATTACATATCGCTGTATCGGGCTCAGCTTCTCCCCCGGCGATTTGAACTCAACAAAGATCGTCTTACCCCACCCTACGAAAATGCGATCCGGTAATCCTCTGCGGGATCGAGCCGCAATCTTGTAGGATAGAAACCCAAACTCCTTGGCTATGTCCGATGCTTTCTCTTCCAGCTGCTTTTCTACGGTCATGTTACACTCCTTCTTGGCACGGTCCACCTTTCTTCTGATTATACGGACACCATTTGCAGTTATCCATACTCGGCTTGGCTACGTACAGCTTGTCTTTGAGAACAGCCTCCCCCCGCTCAGACCAATGACTTTGAAGATGGGGAAGCATCTTCCGTTTGTATACGGCTTCGTGATCCGTCCTACCTTGATCCGCATACAGACCGGATACGCATACCTGAGTTACTTTGGGGTACTTTACCATACCCAAAATCGCATAGATTTGAAGCTGGTCTACGTGCTCCTGATATATCTGCCCCGTTTTGAGATCCACCACGTGTAGCGTCTGAGATACTACGTAGTGTATATCTATTATTGCCTTCAACCAAATCTTAGGATCGGAAGGTTTACATACTCTCCAATTAGCAGTGACGTTCCACTCCTCTTCAGCCCTAGCTTTCAAAGCCTTGAACGTAGACAGCTGGTTACGTATGCGCCAGAAGTCTATAGGTAGCTTCTCTTCGGGGAGCTTCCCCTTCAGATACTTCTCCACTGCCGCGTGTAGACGACTACCTCTAGCAGCTGCCGGTCCAGAAGGGGAGGGCAATCCCTCCACGTAGGAATAGCGGTACGATTTGGGACAAGATTCCCAGGTCGATATGGCTGAATACGATACGCGGGTTGGTTTCATTTCACCTCGCTCCAATTAGGTCCCACCTTAACCTCCACTCGGGTAGGTATATCCCACCCCGGTTGATTCTCCATCACCTCGCGGATAATCTTGACCTCTGACTTAAGCCGAGAGGGGGGGATGGAGAAACAAAGTTCGTCATGAACCGTAGCTAGCATACGACCATGCTTCCGAACGGAGTCATAATCCACCATTGCTTGCTTCGTCTGATCCGCGGCTGAGCCTTGTATTAGATAGTTGACTAGTACATAGTTTCTATCGTACACCTGCCCTTGGGGTCCTAGTGTCGGTTCGGGGGCGTACATAAGTCGCTTTCCCCAAGTCCGTACCGGTTGCTGTTGTGCCGCTCGTCCTTCTACATCCCATTGGAACTCTCTCACCCCCGTTAGGGTGTTAAGGTACGCCCGCTTGAACTCGGCAGCTGCGTTCCGATCTACGCCTAACGACTCTGACAGCCGGTTGATTCCCGCTCCGTACAATAGAGAGAAGCCAATGATCTTAACTTGCTTACGGGAAAGGGTGAGTCCGGTAGCGTCTCGTATGAGGTCTGACGCGGCTTGGTGAACGTCTGCCGACGGATCGCGGGTGTAAATCTCTTTGATAGCCCCCTCTGCAAAATGACCGAGTATGCGAATCTCCTGGGAGTGGTAGTCTACTGAGACAAACTCCTCCCCTTCGTCTGGTAAGAGGTATACCCTCATAAGGGGTAGGGCAGGGAATCCTTTGGGCACTTCTACATCTTCCCACATTTTGGGTACGTTTTGGAAATTAGGCATAGAGCAGGATAGTCGTCCCGTACGCGTCCCTCCCGCATCCCCTCGAACCTGATTCCAAGAGGGGTGTAGGTACCCATCTCC